AGAATGAGTAATCTTTGGTATAACAGTAACTCAACAAATAATAACGGTGCATATAGTGGATTATTTACTTCGACTGATAGTACAGATGTTGTTACAGCGGTAGATTTTTCAGCAAGTAATTCGGCGACAGTAAATTCAGACTGGAGCTCAACTCTACGAATTTATAACGCTGCATACCATCTTGCTTGTCGTAAGTTCTCGGTAGAAACGTTGCAGTCTGGTTCAGTTACTTATCGGAATATTATTTTGCTTAATGATATGTATACACGAAAACATTCTCTAGTTCCTATTAAAATGTTGTTGATTATGGATATGGGTGGCGACAATCCATATGAAGAAAATTTAACAACAGGAAAATATTTCTTGGTAACTGGAACTTCTTTTACATTGCCAAAAGCAGATAAATATTCGTATCTTGAACAAAAATTAAATTTACGTAGTTTAACTGACTCAGACAAATATTTATCTAAATCTCTAGAATCAGAAGCTACTTCTGTATATTATTCACCAAGTGATACGATTAACAATATTACTACGGATATTTATTTGTGGACAGATAGTATAGATACAACAAAGATACTTACCTACAAAAAAGACAACAGCACAATCGTCAATATTGAGGATATTTATGATAAAACAACATCATCAACAATGAAAGTGATAACCGACTATAAGTACAGAAAAGATAGTTCAACAATGGTATAAAGGGGTGATTAATTTGTTAATTATTAATGATAAAATTCAAATTCAAGAAGGTGAAGAAATTTATGAAAGAGATTTTTTCACAAGAGGAGCTAAGAGAAAATGTATTCAAATAGAAATTCCAAAACAAGATGGAGTAACATATGAAACACTTGTAAGTGCATTTACGGATGGTATTTCTATTGTTAGACGATTGACGGAAACAAGAATTGTTCCTCATCTTGTATCAGAGGCTACTGAAACAGAAGACGCAGTTTATGAAGATATTGCTGAAGAATATAATAAAGATTATTCTTTGACAAATTTTGTAGTAGCTGGTGATATTATTGATAAGAGAGATGGTTCATTTGTTGTTTATATGGGAGTTAAAACAGAGACTGAAATACTCGAGGAACAAAACGCTGAGCTTATGTTAACGCTTGTCGGAGGTGAAGACTAATGTATTACAATATGATACGAAAATATTATCTTGAAGGTTATGGTTATCCAAAGAAGTATTACACTGATGTTGATTTAGATAAGTTTGTAGTAAAAGGTATGATAACTCAACAACAGTCTGATGAGTTAAAAGCAGAAAAAGGAAGTGATAAATAATGGCTGAGACTGTTAAAAAGACAGTGGAGTTCCAAATAGAGGATATGAATGCTGTGATAAATTGTTTGAATGATATTAGTATTCGTGGGATAGATTGTATTAAATTTGCAAATGTTCTACATATTTTACAAAGCAAAGGTACTATTAAGTAAGACACCAAGGAGGGCTAATGGAAGTAATATCAGAATTACAAAATATAGATTTGACTTCGTGGATTATCGTTGGTTTTATGATAATGGCAATCATTGTAACATTCTATGAGGTCATATGTAAAGTATGTGCCATTTTCAATAAGCCAATAGGAGCAATGAAACAACGAAAGGCTGACCATGCATTGTTAGTTGAGACGGTTCAGGATTTAAAGCAATTACACGAAAAGCACGAAGAAGATACTAAGCAGTCAATTAAGCACGATAAGATTATCAAGGAAGAACTTTCCACTCTCACCAATACTGTCAATAGTATTGCTACCAATCTTGAAGATATGGAGCGAAAAAATAATGAAACCAAAGTTAAGGAATTAAAGGATACTCTTATCAATTATTATAATAAGTATCGTGTGGTTGGTGAATGGTCAAATCTTGAGAAAGAAGCTTTTTGGGAATTGTTTGAAGACTACGAATCCAGAGGAGGCAACGGGTTTATACATTCAATTGTTGAGCCTGTTATGAGAGAGTTAAAGGTAGTTGACTAAATTTTATAGAGTCTGCTAAATTAAGCAGGCTCTATTTTTTTTTAATAGAATGGTGAAATTGGAGGTAATAATATCAAGTATGTACGGTTTCATTTACATAACGACAAATCATATAAACGGCAAAAAATATATAGGTCAAAAGAAATATGATAAGTATAACCATTGGAAAACTTATCTTGGTAGTGGAATCTTATTGTCAAGAGCAATTAATAAATATGGCAGAGAAAACTTTTCAAAAGAAATCATAGAAGAATGCGAAACAAGAGATAAGCTAAATGCACGAGAAAAATATTGGATTTTTTATCATGATGCCGTAAACTCTGATAAGTTTTATAATCTTGCTTCTGGTGGTGACGGTGGTAGAACATGCTATGGAGAAACACATCATGCCTCAAAGAAAGTCTACCAGTATGATAAAGACGGAAATTTTCTTAGAGAATGGGATAATGCACAAAGAGCTTCTGAAGAATTGGGCATTTGTGTGTCCGATATTCATGTTGTTTGCAGAAATAATAATGGTGTTAAGCAGGCAGGAGGATATATCTGGTCTTATATCCCATATACTCAAGTTGATAGATACGCAAGAGAAGGGATGAACAAACATAAACTTTTACAGTTAGATTCTAATTTTAAAATTGTTTCATCTTTTAAAAATATATCGTATGTTGATAAAGAAAGTTTTGACAGAGAAAAAATTATCAATTGTTGTAATTTTAAAGCAATTACACATAAAGGTTTTCATTGGATGTATGAAGAAATGTATGACGATAAACATATCTCAATGATACTCTCTATGAAGAATAAGAAACCAAAAGATGTAACATCTAAGATAGTTTATCAATTAGATGCCAATAAAAATATCGTACATACATATAAAACTCAAAAGAAGCTTCAGATATAACAGGTATTAAAAGAGGTACTATTCAAGCTTATTGTAAAAGAAATGTAGCCAATCACGGATTTAATACAACAGGTTATTACTGGGTTTATGATGTAGCATAAAATCCAATAATCGAATATAGCACAAACAACACTTGAGGTTGTTTTGAACGTGGAAGCAAGATGTCGGTTCGCTTTCGGTGTCTTGTGGAGTTCTACGGAGGGTTGTGTGATAACCACATAGCGAATAGGTCTTGGACTGAAAGAAAACACATTACAATTTTAGGGTAGAGGAATTAAGTTTCCCCTACCCTATTTTTTACGCTTTTCAAGAATACAGGAATTGAACCTGTCATTATTGCCAACCAAATTCTTGATATTTTCTTTAGTTTAAAATAGTAATTTAAGTGACTTGTTTTGCCATTTTAGTTTACCCTAACGAGGGACTTAGCTTACCCTAAAATTTACCCTAACGCACTACGTTTTAATACGTTTTAATAGGTCTAAATACGTCATTTACCCTAAAATCACGATGTGCTTAATACGCTTAGAAATGGCTTAATACCTTTACTTACGTCTTGGTATGTTTTGTAATTTATTAAGTGTTATAAAACAAAAAATTAACTTTCGTAATGTTAATTATTGAGAACAAAACTCAGTTGCTACTATAATATAGACCGAAAACCTTTCACATTGTCAAATATTACAGCTTGAAACTTACAGTGTTATACTGTATTATCTCACTTGTGGTTGATAACAATTCACCCATTTGCTATTTAGGATAAGGGGCAACCCCAAAGGAGGTAATTTTTAAATGAACAATTTGTCGCAGTTGCGACAAGTACAGTTCTTTCCTGTGTTCCTGTAAGTATGGCGGCTATTCCGGCTGACGTACAAGGTACACGTTACGAAGAACCTGTACAAATTCTTTCGGCACTTAACATTATGGTCGGTGACGAAAACGGTGCTTACAGACTTGATGATACCATCATTCGTTCTGAAGTTGCCAAAATGGCAATACACGCACTTGGACTCGAAGATGCGGCAGAATCTTCAAAAGGTCAGACTATGTTTGACGACGTTTCAGCCGAACACTGGGCTAACGGCTATATAAACCTTGCAGTATCTCAAGGCATTATCGAGGGTGACGGTGACGGTAATTTCAGACCTAACGCACCTATTTCATATGCAGAGGCAATGACTATAATGGTTCGTGCAACAGGTTATACGGTATCAGCCGAAGAAAACGGCGGTTATCCTCACGGATATATGAAAACCGGTACTTCAAACGGTCTTGCAAAGAATGTTCAAGGCTCATATTCAGACAAAATTTCAAGAGGTAACGTTGCATACCTTACAACAAACGCACTTGAATCAAAACTAATGGAACAAACAGGTTTCGGTTCTGACGGCAAATATGAAATTACAGAAAAAACACTTTTAAAAGACAAGTTAAAAGTCACAAAAGATACAGGTCGTATCACAGCAATAGAAAACACTTCCCTTACGGGTTCATCATCACTTGCAAAGGGACAAATCAAAATTGACAACAAAACTTACGAAACAGCCTACAATATGAATAATCTATTAGGTTACAACGTAACTTACTATGTGAAAAACGAGGGTAAAAATGATGAATCGGTTATTCTTGCAATGCCTATTCAAAATCAAAACAATGATTTGACAATCTCATCAGAGCTATTCTCAAAACTTACAACAAAGAACGGCAACACAGCCATCGAATATTTCAAAGATGAAAACACTTCAAAGACAAATACCGCAGAAATTTCATCAGACGCCACACTTATTTATAACGGTAAGTATCAGGCTATGGACAAAAACTTGATTGACCTTACAGATAAGTCTGGTAACATTACACTTCTTGACTCAAACAAGAACGGTAAATACGATATTGTTTTCGTAAAGAATTATGAAAACATCGTTGTAGACAGTGTTTCTTCAACAGGTAAAATTGTTGATAAGTATTCTCAAAAGGTGTTAAAGCTTGATGATACTGTTGACTTCAGAATTACAAAAGGTCTTGAAGAAATAAGCGTTTCAGATCTTGCGGAATATGATGTACTTTCAGTTGCGGCAAGTCTTGACAAAGAGCTTTACGAAGTTGAAGTTACAAACAAAACTGTTGAGGGCAAAGTAACCGGTAAAGACAGTAAGGGTGTTCTTATCAACGGTACAAAATACAAAGTTGCGGCAAACTACACCGATTCAATCGACATCGGCAGTGAGGGTGTATTCTATCTTGATACAGACGGCAAAATTGCGGCGTTTGACGCATCAAAAACTCTAAGTTCAAACTATGCTTATTTGATGAAAGCATACTATACAAAGAATACAGAAAAAGCGTCATTCAAGCTTTTCACAAAGGACGGAAAAGAAGTAACTCTTGACGCAAACAACAAGATAAAATTCAACGGTAAAAGCAATGTTAAAGCACTTGACGTTGTAAATTCACTAAACACATCTGAAGATGTAACAGCAAGTCAGCTTGTAACTTACAGCACAAATCCAGACAACAAAATCACTGCCATAAACACTGCCGTTGATAACAGTGAAAGCGGTACGGTAAACACTGATAAGTTCACAAAGAACTATGACCTTACAAACGCAAAATTTTCAAAAACTCTTTCAAAAGTAGGCAATGTAAGAGTTGATGACAATACTGTTATATTCGATATTACAGAAAATACAGATGATTACGCAATAAGAAATATCGCTATGTTTGAGGACGGTCAGACATACAATGCGTCAGTTTATGATATGTCTGAAAACTATACCGCAAAAGTTATTGTTGTTACAAATTCACAAATTAACGCAGCAGCCGATTCTTCAATCGCAGTTGTTAAAGATATTGTGAAAGCAACAAATAATGATGATGAACAAACAGATATGCTTGTAGCACTTGTTGACGGCAAGGAAGTATCAATTTACGCAGAAAGCGAAAATATCCTTGCAAACGGTGACAGAAAGCTGCAAGAGGGCGACATCATTCAATACAAAGCTAACTCAAAAGGTGAAATCGTAAGCATTAGATTACTTCTTGATATAACCGCAAAGAATAACGAATTTACACTAAACCCAACAGACAAGCTTGAAATAGTATACGGTAAGGTTACAAAAAAATTCTCAAATTCCGTAAACGTATCTGTAAATAATTCAAATACGGTAAACTACACTGTTCCGGCTGAAACACCTGTTTACAGCGTGGATACAACAAAATCAAAAAATCCGATTACAGTTGCTGAAATCAGCGATATTCAAAACTTTGATTCAGACGAAAACAACAGAATCTTCATTAAGATTTATGATGATATAGTTTCTGAAATCGTAATTGTCAAGTAATAACATTTAATCTATCGGCTTAAAATATCTTCTCTTTACACGACAAAGCGGGTGTTCTGAATGAACACCCGCTTTATTTTAATTTTACCCTTTTATCTTGTATTTTCCTACAACATAATTATACAATAAAAATTTTGGTAAATCAAACGTTTTTGAATGTTGTAAATAAAAT